ATCGGCAAGGCTAAACAGTAATGCCATCTGGTAAAGGTACTTACGGTGGAGCCGTAGGACGCCCTAAGAAGAAAAAGAAGAAGGCGAAAAAACGTGGCAGTAAAAAGAAAAAGTAAGAAAAGTACTCGTTTAAAAAGAGTGGGCGTATCGGGTTTTAATAAACCAAAGCGTACGCCCAATCACCGAACAAAGTCCCATGTAGTCGTAGCCAAAGTAGGAACTAAGGTTAAGACTATAAGATTTGGACAACAAGGGGTGTCAGGAGCAGGAAAATCTCCAAAATCAGCGGCACAAAAAGCACGTAGAGCTTCATTCAAAGCTCGTCACGCAAAAAATATAGCCAGAGGCAAAATGTCTGCGGCATATTGGGCAAATAAAGTAAAATGGTAAATAAAATTAAAGAAACAGCTTTAAAAGTTTGGAACATGGTAAACGGTAAAGACAAAAACCTTGATGGTAAAGTCGATATTAAAGATGCAATGTTAAAAGCTAAACAAAAAGCAAAGAATAAAAAGGAGAAATAAATGTCAATGAGATTATACGCAGCAGAAGCTGCTTGTGGTGTAAACGTTGGAGCAGCCTCTACCTTTGCGGATTCAACGCAAGTAAGGCTTTTCAATACTGGCAGTGCCAATAGGGTTGTTACTGTAGCAAATGCAGCAGATGAAACATTAGGTACTATGACACTAGCAGATGGTGAAATAACTATCATCATGAAAGATATGACAGACCAAATATTCGCTGCTAGCGCAGAAGTATTAGGCACACCAGTTAAATATAGCTAATGCTAGACAACTGGTTGAAAGACGTTGCAGAAACCGCAGCAGTGACACTTGATGTATTAAACAAGAAAGCTGAAACTCGCGGTGTTGTAACGCATGCTGATGAAACAGTGCAAAGCTTATGTATGGGGTACTTATACCTCTTACATTTGTGCGACCAGAACAATATATTAGAGAGGCGTGATATAGAAACGCTTACAGACGTAATTAAAAAACATACAACCATTCATTAAACATGTTAGACATCAGCAGAACAGATATTATTAGCACTGAATTGATGCACTTTGACCAATCCGAAAGGTTTATCAAATTGCCAATTAATAGCTATATGGACTTATTAGGTATTGAACCTAATAGTTCGCAAAAGGCATTGATCAATGCCATAAACAACCCAAAGTATAGATTCGTGTGTGCCGCCTTATCAAGGCGTCAAGGAAAAACGTATATTGCAAATGTCATAGGACAACTTGTATCACTCGTGCCAGGCTCCAACATATTAATTATGTCACCGAACTACTCACTTTCCCAAATTTCTTTTGACCTACAAAGACAACTTATTAAACATTTTGACTTGGAGGTTACTAAAGATAATGCGAAAGATAAAGTTATAGAACTCTCCAACGGTTCTACTATACGAATGGGCTCTGTGAATCAGGTGGACTCTACAGTTGGTAGAAGTTATGACTTAATCATTTTTGACGAAGCCGCACTGGCTGATGGTAAAGATGCGTTCAATGTAGCACTAAGACCTACATTGGATAAAGAGAACAGCAAAGCAGTATTCATTTCAACTCCAAGGGGACGAAACAACTGGTTTGCGGACTTCTATCACAGAGGGTTTAGCGATGAATTTCAAGACTGGTGTTCTATTAGAGCAACCTATCACGAAAACCCAAGAATCAGTGAGCAAGACATAGTAGAAGCAAAGAAAGCTATGTCAGCATCAGAATTTTCACAAGAGTACTTAGCTGACTTCAATACTTATGAAGGGCAGGTCTGGAACTTTAATTTCGAAACTCAAGTCGGAGATTTTGAACAACTTGATACTAGCAATATGGATGTATTCGCAGGTCTTGACGTTGGTTACAAAGATCCAACAGCACTTTGCGTGATAGCATATGATTGGGACGAGCATAAATACTACCTCATAGATGAGTATATGGACGCTGAAAGAACTACTGAACAGCATGCTATAGAAATCAATAAAATGATAATTAAGTATAGAATAGACTATATTTATATCGATTCAGCCGCACAGCAAACTCGTTTTGACTTTGCACAAAATTATGACATTAGTACTATTAATGCTAAAAAGTCTGTACTAGACGGTATAGGACAAGTAGCTGGTATAATAGATAATGACACACTTCACATCGATCAAAGATGCTCTCAAGCATTAACATGCGTCGACCAATATCAATGGGACCCTAATCCTAACTTACTAAGAGAGAAGCCAAAACACAATATGGCAAGTCACATGGCAGATGCCCTTAGATATGCACTGTATACATTTGAGACATCATCAGGGTCATTTTAATTAAACAACCTACCAAAAAATTGTTCTTGACAAAAAGGTGAAATTTTGGTATAATTTTCAGTAATAGGAATTTATGGATTTAAAAAGAGATTTAGTCAAGTACGTACGGGACAAAGCCAAATCAGGATATCAAAAAGATACCCAGTGCTTTATTTGCGGTGATACAGAAAACTTAGAGTTTCACCACTTCTATGGAATGACCGAGTTACTATATACTTGGATGAAGGTAAATAAATTAACTATTACCTCAGCCGACCAAATTATGAATCTTCGAGAACAGTTCATTGAGGAACACCTTACCGAAGTATACGACGAAGCAGCTACACTATGTAAAACTCATCATTTAAGATTACATAGTATTTATGGCAAAAGGCCAAAGCTGTCAACAGCAATAAAACAAAAAAGATGGGTGAAGATACAGAGAGACAAATATGGCATGGTATGATAGATTCTTAGGAACAAACAATGAGGAGAAGTTAAATTCTGCTCAGCGTCATATTGCCTTTGATGAAGGAATATCAATAGATACTCGTGAGAAGAAAGATAATTATCGCTCCGCTTACGAAGAACTAGAAGTAGTTAATCGTTCTGTCAACATGATTGTTGATGACGTAGCTGACATTCCTTTTGAAGTTGGAGAAAAAATACAAGGTATAACTCCAATAGTTCAAAATATTCGTAGAACAAAGGTAGACTTACTACTAAACAAAGAGCCAAACCCTTTTCAGGATGTAAACACTTTTAAGAGAAATCTTATAATTGACTTACTGATTGATGGTAACATCTTCATTTATTTTGATGGTGTTCACCTCTATCATTTACCCGCTAACAATGTTACCATAGAAGCTGATACTCAGACCTATGTGAGCAAGTATGTATATGATGGACACATAGACTACACTCCTAAAGAAATTATACATATTAAAGAAAACTCATTTCATTCAATCTATAGGGGTGTACCTAGACTTAAAGCAGCTTACAGAACAATGTATCTGTTAGACAGCATGAGAAAATTTCAGGATAACTTCTTTTTAAATGGAGCAGTTCCAGGATTAGTACTAAAGAGTCCAAATACACTTTCTGACAGAATCAAAGAAAGAATGTTAACAGCTTGGGCACAAAGATACAATCCAAAAAATGGTGGTAGAAGACCACTTATACTAGACGGCGGATTAGAAGTAGATAGTTTAACTAAAGTAAACTTTAAAGAACTAGACTTCCAGCCTTCTATTGCAGCAAATGAGAAAGTAATATTACAAGCTATGGGTGTACCACCAATTCTTTTAGATGGTGGAAACAATGCAAACATTAGACCTAATCATAGACTATACTACCTAGAAACAGTACTACCTATAGTTAGAAAAATGAACCATGCTTTAGAAAGATACTTTGGATTTAAGTTAGACGAAGATGTACACGGTGTACCAGCTCTACAACCAGAACTAAGAGACCAAGCAGCTTACTATGCAACACTAGTTAATACAGGTATTATGACACCTAACGAAGTCAGGGACGCAATGAACATGGAATCAATAGATGGACATGATGACTTACGAGTCCCAGCAAATATAGCGGGCAGCGCAGCTGACCCAAGCGAAGGTGGCAGACCACCAGAAGAAACAGAGGAAACTACAGATGAATAAACCAGCAATTCTTAAAACACTAATGGATTACTTTATGTCGAAAGGCAGAGTACTTTCAATAGTAGAATATAAAGAAGCAACAGACGTACCAATGCGTTTTCAAGTTGCTAAAAGAGCTTTTGGCTCATGGGGTAGAATGACCCAAATGATTGAACACAAAATGAGAGTAGATAATACTGTCATGGAAACACCAAAGGCAAAGCCAGCTCCTAAAAAAGCTGAAGTAAAGAAAGGTAAGTAATATGTCAGATAAAATTTTTCATTGGTCATCAACATTCAAAGCTCTAAACGAAGACGACGACGGAAGTGTAAATATCAAAGGATATGCAAGCACTAACCATAGCGACAGAGCCGGTGACTGTATTGATCATGAAGCATGGACTAAGAATGGTGGGTTGGATAACTTTAAAGGTAATCCAATTATTCTATTTAACCATGACTACAACAAACCAATTGGTCGTGCGACTTCACTAGAAGTTACCGACAAAGGCCTCGAGCTTGGAGCTAAAATCTCTAAGAGCGCAGGTGATATAAAAGATCTTATTAAAGATGGCGTTCTTGGAGCATTTTCCGTGGGTTTCCGAGTAAAGGACGCAGACTATCTAAAGGAAACCGATGGATATAAGATAAAGGACGCAGAACTATTTGAAGTGTCTGTTGTGAGTGTACCTTGCAACCAGGCCGCAATGTTCTCGATTGCAAAATCATTCGATTCTCAATCAGAATATGATGAATGGAAAGCTGACTTTTCGAAAGAAAGTAAACAGGCTATTGTAATGGACGCAGTGAAGACTGAAGAAGTTGAATCGCCACAAGCCGTGGGTAAAACCACTCAACAGGAGAGACATATGTCTACAGAAAAAACTACTCCAAATGCTGAGATTGACTTGAAAGCGTTCGCGGAAGAGGTGGCAAAATCAACTGCTGCTAAAATCGCAATGCAACAAGCTGAAA